GACAGTCGAACCCTCCAACTCTCACTAATCCGTACGCCCCTGTTTTTGACTACAAGAACGCTTACAGCAAGAACGACGTGGTGCTCTGGAAGGGCTTTACCTACGTGTGCGCTCAGGATAGCACGCAAATAACGCACCAACAGGCGCTGCAATACGCGCAGTACAGCAAATTACCGTTTGGTAACGTGTTCCCTGACGATCCGATAGCCAATGCTAACGGGCAGTACTGGAACACGAAGACCGCCTATGTGATCCCGAGAGGCACGCCTCTGTCGGATCCGCTGTGGGTAAAAGGAGATAACCGTAACCAGACGATAGTGGACGCGATGGTTACCATCACGGTGTTCAAATTATCGCCAACGCTGGCGCCTATGAACAGGCCCGCAGGCTGGTTAGAGGACTACAGGTGTACGCTCAACGACCTCAACGAGATAGCACTGGGGCGCATGAGCATCACGCTACCTATGAAACAGCCTGCACAGGGGTTAAAAACAGCATTTGGCAGCGAGGTTAAAAACCGAAATAATTATTAATCATGGGCCAGAGAAACAAATATAAAAAGGGTGCCTGGTCTATGCCAAACAACGAGTTGGGCCTTACGGGTCCGGCTAAAAGTGGTGCGTTCATAAGGACCGGCGGTGGTAGTTCTAATCCGAGCCGCAACCTGAACATGCAGATAATTCCAAACTCGTTCGTAAGAGCGAAGACGGATCTACTGAGCGTAGCCACTGCGCTAATGCACGCAGAACAGGCATCTTGGCCTTACCGCACGGAGCTACAGAAAATATACGAGAAAACACTGCTTAACGCTCACGTCATAGCGTGTGTACAGCGCCGCAAGGAGCTTACACTGCTCAGGGATTACCAGATCGAGGACGCTGAAGGCAATGTGGACAAGGAGTGGACAGCGTATTTTCAGAAGGCGTGGTACAGGCAACAGGTTCTACCATACATACTCAACGCAGGTTATCACGGGTTCACGCTTATCTCGATAGGTGCGATAAAGGATAACGTGCCTTGCGAGATAACGAGCGTAAAGAGGTGGAATATCAGCCCTGACCGCAAAATGGTGAGTGCTTTCGAGAATTCACCAGGCGGATATAGCTGGGAAGAAGAACGTTTCGCCCCGTGGCACCTATGGGTTCCCACGGTGCAGGAGAACGGTATCAACGGCTGCGGCTATGGTTCGCTGCTGCTGGTGGCGATTCTGGAGATCCTGCAACGCAATAACGTACAATATAACGCCGATTTCATTGAAATGTTCGCTAATCCGTTCCGCTGGTTGAAGACCAACGACCTGGAGGGCGAAGAGTTCGAGATGAAGAAAAAGTCGATGGAAGAGATGGGCCACAACGCCTACCTCATCACATCGCTGAGCGACGAGGTGCAATTCCTTAACGACGGATCCCGTGGTAACGGTTACAAGGCGTATAACGACTTCGATCACCGCGCCAAGGCCGACATAGCAAAGATAATAGGCGGTCACGCAGACTTTATAGACAGCACACCTAAGCCTCTGGCCGGTGGAGCACAGTTCGCAGGGGGTGGCGACGTTACCGATGACGCTACAGGCAACACGCAGGTGCAACGCGCCTCCGCTGCGAAGCGTAAGATAGACGGCGAGTTCGTGACCAACGTGGTCAATGAGCAGCTGATACCGATGCTACAGAACCTCGGGGTAGCAATACCCAAGGGCCACCGCATAAAGCTGCTTAACGACAGCGAAGAGCGTGCCGTGGCAGCAGCTAAGGCAGACGTTAACCAGAAATGGGCCACACTGTCGCTGACAATGGCGCAAGGCGGTCTGAAGATGGACGGCCAGTTCTTCACCGAAATGACAGGCGTGCCCTGCACCGAGGTGGCGATTGCCCCTGACAATAACGTGGTGAAAGACCCGAAGGAGCAAGCCAAGGGCAAGGACCCGCTGAAGGACGAGAGTAAGAAACGTACTGACAAGCCTAAGCACTCCTAATGGGTAGCAAGTTCGGCTTCGGCAAGGTGGCAGACGCCCTCGCAGTGCAGATAAAACTAGCAGCGGTGGATATAATGAAGGACACTAAGCGGTATTTCGGCGAAGCGTTTGACAAGGAGCAGCTGGGTAAGCAGAAGTGGCCTGAAGTGCAAAGGAGAATACCGGGCACTAAGGCGTATAAAAGGGAAGTAGCGAAAGGCGGCGATGGCACTTCGAGAAACATACTGGCAGGCGAGACAGGCAAGCTAAGGCGTAAAACGGTAAGAGCTGATAGCAGCATAACCAACAACGGGGCCACGAGCGTAATGTTCAACCCTGTACCATATGCGGGCTATACGCAGGATGGTACAAGGTACGTACCAGCAAGGCCGTTTATGAAGCAGACAGAAGAGCTTACAACAATTCAGTTAAATATTCTAAACACCGTAACAGGAAAGATATGGAAGGTTCAACCATAAAAGACGGAGAGGCTGAGAGAATCGAGGCTAGCGTAGATAGCTGGGGTTAAAAAACTAATAATAACGCATGAGCGCAATAGTAGATACTCTTAACGACATACTCACGGCTGTAGGCGACATACCCTACAACTGGGGGCAGTTATCTATTACGCACTCGCGCCCTACCAAGCTGTTCCAGCTGGTAGCGATATGGAACGACCAGGTAAGCCGGGAGAAGACGGGGGAGGGTTACACTTTCGAGAAGCCTGCGTGCTTCGTGGAAATGATAACCGAGAGCGCTGAGTCGTTCATAGACGGATCATCGTATGACCAAAAGACGTTCCGCTTCCACATCGTAGATATGGAGCTGGACGCCGCTAACGGTACGATGGACCAGAACCTAAACGTGTTCGGCTACCGTGACAAGGTGAAGCAGACTATGCTCGGCTACACGCCGGTCAACTGCAGCACGCTGTTCTACACGGACGAAAAGCAGGACTACCAGCACTCTGACATTTACCACTACACGGTAGACACCCGCGGCGGGTTCCTCGACACTCAGGTGGAGCACGGTATCATGTACAAGGAGCCGCCAACCAACCTGGAACTTATCACAGGGTTCTATGCACCGGACTTGCCGGTAGAGTTCCCGCTGGTAAGCTATATCTGGAAGGTATGCCCGATAAACGTACAGGTGGTAGCCTCAGCCGATCCGCTAGTCACTCAAACGCTGGGTAACGGAGACGTTATACCTCTGCAGTACGAGCTGAACCCGGATGGAACGCTTACAATACCGTACCTGACAAGTCTTGCGGGCATAGTGGTGCTCACGCCGTTCATGCTTGACAACGCAGAAATTTCAATAATGCCTTACGACCTTATGAGTGGAACATTCGATCCTACCATAATCGGGGGCTTCGTAATAGGCAACCAAATATCATTTAACGCAAGCCTACCGTTGGGCGTATCATAAGCTATGGCAAGGACAATAGGAGTAATACAGCAAGCGCTTATAGCTACCCTGGTAACAACAGCGGGGGTAGCGGGGGTAGTGATAACACCTTCAGAGTGGAGCGCCTACGATTACCGGCAACTCATCACCTACACGGTGGCGGTGGCTCAGGCAGCGCTGGAGCAACTGTGGGACGCAGCAAGGGCGGGTATAGAGGCGCTGATATCCTCAGCGGCACCGCTGACCGCCCAGTGGATCCAGGCGCAGATGCTGAAATTCCAGTACTCGGCAACGATACCGCAGGTGGTGCAGCTGAACTTAACAACCTTGGCTCCGTACTACCCGTTAGGGGTTAACCCGGCGCTACAGATAATAAAGTACTGCTCGGTAACGAGAGGCGGGCTAGGCACCATATCCGTGAAGTGCGCAGCACAAGCCTCGGGTGTACCCGCACAGCTCAGCACGCCGCAGAAGGCCGCAGCGAAGGCTTACATAGACACGCTAGTAAACCCAGGCATGGTCTACAGCATACTCAGCGATCCGAGCGATAAGATGTACGTAGGGGCCACTATAATTTACGATGGTCTGTACGATGCGGTTATTCGCCCGAACGTTCGTGCAGCGATCACGGCGTATATGGCGGGCATACCGTTCGATGGGCAGGTAACGCTGTCGAGAATGGTGGACGCTATACAGGCCGTACCCGGAGTGATAGACGTGTGGCTGAAAGACGTCAAGGCAAGACCCGATGGTACAGCGTTCGCAGGCGCTACAGTACTGGTAGGAGCGAGCACGGAGGTCCAAAGGCTGTGGAAAACGGTAGCAGGGTATATCGTACCTGAGACGACAGTAGGACAAACATTAGTAGAAAGTTTAGACTTCCAAACACCATAATGGCCGTACCAGACATAGATTTTAACCAGCAGGCGGTACAGACGCTACCCACGGCGCAGCGTAAAACGAAATGGATAATATTCGTGCAGGCGCTTATCAGCGCTACGGACTGGCTGTACAAGGTGTTCAAGTCGTTCAGAACCGGCGAGACGCTTGCGCTGTACAACCCTGCGACTACCTACGCGGTAGGTGCGCGGGTGCAGTACGGCTTCTCTACTTACGAGAGCCTTGCTAACAGTAACACGGGTAACAACCCTGCTACATCTCCGCAGTACTGGCTCCTGCGCAACACGTATTTCATAGGCGCTGAAGAGCGAACCATGTATAACGGGCAGAAGATACTTTTTGAATACGCCCTCAACAGGTTTTTCAAAACGACGTTCAACCAGCCCCCGGTACTCAGTGCTATATACATCACCAATGACGTGCCGGTGATAACGTCGTTCTTAATGTACCCAGGGTACGATGGAACATCGCTTATGTACCCGACTTACAGCACGGCGTATATGCTACCGACAGCGACATACGCGGCAACGTCAACCTATAAGTTTATAATCCACGTACCTGCGGCTGTCTTTGCAGCACTCGGGGCTACGGCAGATCAGATCATAAGGGGTATAGCAGATAAATACGCCTTCGTAGGAACCACATACACAATAGTAACGTACTAACATATGAACAGGATAGATACCAGTCATTCAAGCGAAGGCCAACCGTTTTTAGCACCTCTGAGCCTTGACCACGTACAGAACGCAGCAAGGGACATAACAGCTCTGCAGGCGATAGCACTTATCGGTCCTGACTACGACGATGCCAAGGCGTACATAATATGGGGTGTTGACCAGACTACCCCCGGAGGCTTGCCAACCTTCACGGAAGGGGCGATCCTGTACGGCAGGGAAATATACTACGTGTCTGCGCACAACATACCTACGATAACCGTAGGGCAGGTGCCAGTCATGGTGTTAGGAATATCATACCCCGGAGGTGACCCCACGCTGTTTGCGACAGGTGCGAGCTATAGCATACACCAGATACGCAAAATGTCCTTCGTAGCTGCTACGGCGGGCACAGGGCTTGCGGATTATGCGAACTGTTTGCGTATGCTGCGCCCTCCGTACCAAGAAATAGCCACAGGAACCCCGCTAGGGTACACCGTAGCATTTGATCGCAATAAGTGGGTGGCCTTTACGTCTCCGGCAAGTGCATCAACCAATACGATAAGCACTTCCTTCACCAATGCCCGCCCCGGTTGCGTAGTGTGGCTGCACATCGTGGCGAGTACATCGGGCAGAGTGCTCGATTTCGGGGGCGCTCCAGTGATAACGGGTTCCACGCTGCTCACCTCGCCAAGTGCAGGCCACTGGCGCGTGAGGCTAACCTGCGAGGAAGCGACCCACGCAGTAGTTGAAGTATTCTTTACACTGGTGTAAAATCATAAAAACTTTTTCAGCCGATGGCACAAACTGAAAATAAGCGCAAGCGGTCTTCGACGCGGGATAGGCAGAACAGCTACTATCCCACGCCGCAGAACCTTACACGGCTGGAAAAGGCCACGATGCACGCCGACGGGACCAAGAAGGACCACGGCGTAAGCAAGAACGAAATAATCAACAGAGCGCTTGATTATTTCTTCAAGCAGGGGCTTGCAGCGGCGTTATAGAAATAAAGGTACTATTACTCCTTACGTGTCCTACGTACTTCTTTTCATCTTTATATCGTGAACTACGAATACGTCCAAAATCCCAACGCCAAACGCCCGATAATCCTGCTCGACAGGTATATAGGCGCCAACGTCGGTGGACAATTCGCCAGGGAAATTCTAGCTCTTAAAAATTCGGGTGTATCAGAAGCCGAACTGTGGATCAACTCTAAAGGTGGTCTGTGGTCTGAGGGTGTGAACATGGTAGGTGCAATGCGTAACTCAGGTATCGACTTCACGACGATCAACATGGGCTACGTGGACAGCACAGCCGGCCACATTTTCCAGCAGGGTAACACACGCAAGTGGATGCCTTACGGTCTTGGTCTGGTCCACGAGATACAGGGTTCAGCTACTCCTGAGATAATGGAGAGCATGAACAACAGCGTAGCTACTATGCTGAGTGAAAAAAGCAAGATCAGTGTGGGCGAGGTTAGAGGTCTAATGTCGAAAGACGGAGTGGGAACACTCATGGACTACGAGATGGCAGCGCGCTTAGGTTTTTGTGACGAGGTACTTCCCTGCTATGATAT